GAGTTTGAGTTCTAGGCCACAACCACCCCCTGTCTGTTTAATACATACTCCACCCGTTCCAATTACATCACTTGCTGTTTCTCCACCAAAGAAGTGTTTGCCAGTATTCGTCGCATAATAACGGAGACTTGGAGTATACGTATAACCATCTGTTAAGGATGCATCCGTATAGAGACCGTAATTACCTGCACTAGTTGCTAATAAGCCAGCAGCTGTTGACCTAGCATAGTATGAGCCACCTACTCGTTCGACTCCAGCTCCAATATTAAAATGATTATCAGAGACAGAAGCCATATAGAGACCTTCGTTTGCAGTTTCTCCTAGGTGGAACTTGGCTGAATCGGTTGCCCCTGTGAGCATATCAATTCTACCTACAATAGTTGCGACACCATTCAACCATAAGTCTTTGAATTTATATGTAGTTGAGCCTAAGTCATAAGTATGATTAGCAGCTGGTATCAAAGAAGCATCATTCAAATAAGCTTTAGCAAGAGCTGTATCTAATTGAGCATGAGTATTCGTACCAATATCTGACAGGGAAGTATGTGATTTTGTTGTTATATCAGCGATATCTGAAGTTGTTTTATTAATCTGTGCCCAAGTATAATCATTAGAAGCAGCACTTACTGCTCCCGTTCGTGTGTTAAAGGAAGAAACGCCTGCGATACCAGCTTCAGCAACAGGTTCAAAAGCAGCACCAGTCCATGCCAAGAGTTGGTTATCATCAGTATCATAAAAGAGTTGACCAAGAACTCCAGATGCTGGGGCAGTGTCTCCTTTTGGAGGAATGAACCCACCAGAGGTTAGATTAAACAGGTCAGTTTCGACCAGTTGCTTAAAAGGTATCTTCGGCATTATAATATCCTATCAAGTAGAGTATACTGCGACAAGAACATCAGTTGTTGCCATATCAACAGCCGTTCCAGTTGAGGCAAGCCAAGTTATCGTTTGACTAGATACTGTGAAGTCCTTGCCAGCTCCATATTCTTGCTGTACGCCATTTAAAAATACTTTAACAACCGAACCTGCCCGTGGAGCTGTCGTTAAGGTGTCAGTCATAGCAGTATCAGAGCCAGTGATGAGTTCAGTATCAATTGATTCTTGAACTTCGGTTAGTGCGTGGGTGTGGTTAGCACGAGCAAGGCTTGAACTGTCCCCTTCAGCATTCGTTCCAGTAATCCCGACAGCAGCAGCACAAGCTACTGCGTGTTGATGGTCCTTTCGAGAGAGTCCAGCACCAGAGCCTTCAGCTGCTGTGTCCCCTGCGTTAATTGTGCTAATAGTTCCAGTTGTGGTGTCAACCTGGGTTGAGGTAATCGTTGCGTCTTGAATTTGTTTGCCAGCAATTAAAGGCATTTGTTGTTCTCCTTAAACATATTTGATAATGACCTTATCACCGACTTCAAAATTAAAAGAGTGATTTGTCCAAGTAATAGTGGACCCAGAAACAGTAAAGTCAAGGACATCATCATAAATAATACCATTTACAATAAAGAAAACGCTGTTTGGGTCCGTAGGTCCGGTCGATAGACTAAAAGATATTTGATTGAGTGTGGTGTCGAATTCATCACTTTTCCAAACAGTACCGCCGCCTCCGCCTGTCGTTCCAGAGCCATCAATGGTTATGGTGGATGGTGTGCCAGTTGTTCCAGATACAGTTATTCCACCCGTTCCCACAATGTTTAATAATTGTTCAACATCATTGGCAGCAATTAGTTCAGTGTCGGTTTGTATTTTATCCCAAGTTCGACTAGTTCCAGCCCGAACCTTCGGAAGAGATATTTGACGAGTGGTGGTTCTAGGAAAAGGCATATCATTTCCTTATTTACTTCGTGATTCCATAATAGCAAAAGTAAAATTACCGTCTACGGTTTCACGGATGATATTGAGAGTGTCGAGATAACCATTTGTTGCTATGTAGTCAATTGTATCACCAGGTAAAAAGAAAGAGTTGGTTGTGGTTGCTGCTTCAACACCAGAGTCAAGGTGGTAATAGCAAGCTTCAGTTGCTGCTACTTTATAAGTGCTGTTCGTTTCCATAAAAAAGCTTGTGCTCGTATTATTAAATCCGATGCCAGAACAAGTTGCGGGGCAACCGTATATTTCGCCAAAGAGTTTTTCGTTTCTTGAGCCCATTATATATCTCCAAAAGAGTAAGGGGAAAAGGAGTGAGGGGCAGGATAACCCACCCCCCCACAAATAATCAACTATCAGCCGTCAACGTCATCTTCGATACAAACTGCGTAAAGGTCAACGAGTTCATCAGCATCACCCGAGTACCAACCCATAAGGTCGAAGGCACGAGCAGTAATGTTTTCGTCAACATCAACGCCGATGTCCTGGATGTAAGCATAACCAGCTGCTTGCTTCGAGAACATAAGATTTGCGTAAGTATCAGAGGTATCACGGAAATTGATTTTGGTTGAAATGAAAGTTGGTATTCCGTAAGGTTGACCAACAAAACCATTCAAGTTCGTCATTCCTTCGCCAAACCCTTCAACAATCTTCACACCAACACTTGAGAAAGCAGCTGCGTCATCGAGTTCAGCACGGAGCTTACCCCAAGATACAGGATGAAATACTGCGTAATAAGGAGAAGGAGCCTCGGCTGCTTCAAGGGTTGAAAGGCCAAGCAAGAAATCAGCAAGGGCAACATTCGAAGCGCTGCTCTGGTCGTTAATGGTAGTGGCAGGGTCCATAGCGTCGATGATGAGTTCGTCTTCATCAGCAGCAAGGGCACGACCGATTTGTTCACCATAAGGGGCCAAGTCAGAGAAGGGGTCAGCGTGTAAAGCACGTTTAGAAATTTGAACATACACTCCACGTTCCACAGGGGTCAGGGTTACGCCGTCACTTGACCAAGCAGTGGAACCAGGAGCTGTACCTTCCGTTAAACCGGCAACGGCTAACGCCTGGAAGCGAGGAACCACGATGGAACCAGCACCAGGAGGAAGTTGTTCAGAACGAACGAGGGGACGCATTACACGATTGGCATATGCCGCACTTTGAGCGTCAGCAGAAACGATTTGACCAACAAGGTCATTAAGGGTAGTACTGTTCGAAATAGTCATAATAAAACTCCGTTATTCGCCCTTTTGATGGGACTGTGTTATTAATAGCGATTTGTAATAATCCCGCAATGCAGCCCGACTCTTCGCATCGGTTTTAATTTCGTTCATTGACTTGTTCCTAAACTGACCACCAGCTTTCGGACCTGGATTATTACTGTTCTCTTTCCTAGTTGCCATTGCTTGAGGAGCTGCCACTTGAGGAGCAAGCGATTGTTCACTCTGGGATTCGGATTGATTGACTAAAAGATGTGGGTATTTTTGGACGAAAGATTGGAGTGCTTCCTGAACACTCTGACCTTCGGCAACACTAACCCAACTCGGGTCAGCATTAATTCCCATTCTTGTCATTTCCGAACCTAGTTGAACGGTCTTTATTTGAGTCTCTAACTCTCGGACCTTCGTTCTCCAGCTGGCGTTTTCATTACGTAGTTCTTTAACATACGATTCTGAAAAACTCTGCTCTGGCGCTCTTACTTCATTCTCCATTTTCTTCTTCTCCATCTGCTACCACCTGGGCAGCGGGTTCAATTAACTCTTCCACTAAAGGAAGTTCAGGGGGCAGGGAATCATTCCCTATCTCCTGATTTGATGAATTCATTTTATCATTAAACGCTACATTTTCAAGGATAACAGCCTCTGCCTCTTCCTTCGACAACTCTGGTTTACGTCGCATCAGTTCGTCAGCAGCAGTCTTAATACCAAGTTCAATATCTTCTTTAAGGGTGTCATTCTCTTCAGTCAATGGAAGGATGGATGATTTGACGTAGGTAATGTTTAGCTCTTCAAGTGGCTCTATCCCTAGTACAAACAGAATTGTATTGGCAAGGGCCTTTTCATACTTCGACCATCTTATGCCCTTCTCTTGAAATACTTGAAGAAGGGGGAACCAGCGAATCATTAACTCTCTTCCACTGTTTCCATCACCACCACCAATTACCGATATCTTCGGAACATTGGATAGCTCGTAGGCTTTCTCTTCCAAGAACTTTATATATTCAAGAACGTCTGCGAGTTTAGGATTAGTCTGTAGAACTTCAGCGGTGGCACCAGCGGGAAGGTTGAATGCTCTGCCTGGGTGGATGGATACGACGGTGTCCCCTCTGGTTCCAGATAGGGCAATGGGTGTAAATGATTGGAATTTGATTGAGAAGCCAAAGTCAGTAAGGGTTCGATTGATTGTTTCATTGAGCAGGCGAAGGCCACGAGCAGGAGCGTGTCCGAAGTATTGGTCGTATACCTCGTCTCCCTTGAAATTGACAAAGGGTATCATATTGTAGGGGTTGGGTTCTTGACCAAGTAAAACGTTTCCTTCGTATTTGTAGATTGTCTCTGGTGTCCAGATTTGTTGTTTCAACCTTCGTTCCACGCTAAGGTCATCACCTACCACACGGTCCACCATTTGAACAATGCTAATGGCATCTAGTTCTCGGCTATCGTCTTCATTGGCAAGTGCGGTAATATTGGAAGCATCATAAAGGCGCAATTGAATCTTGTATTCAAAGTTGTCATTGAACACAGGGAGAATCAGTGCGGAGCCTGTAAGCTCTGCGAGTAGGTCGGCTTGAAGAAGGAGTTGGTCAATGTTGTTCTCTTTATAGATGTTCTCGATTACACCAATGGATAGGTTGGAACCGACGTATTCACGAAGGGGTGGTTGCGAGTATAGCAAAGATGTCTTCTTCTTTACAATTGGTTTAAGGATGTTTAATACTGTTGGGGATTGGTCATCGTTGAGCAACTCGATTGACTGTTCCTGTTTGTCGTAGAAGTAGTCCTTGTTCAAGGCCATCTCTTTCCTTCGTTCGTCTTCTTCGGATGAGAAGTTTTGACTAAGGGCACGACCTATTAATTCAGGGGGCAGGTTATTCAGCATGGGTTGTTCCTTCTTCGCAAGATGAGCAAAGTTTACGGTTAGGGTCTTTACTCATATATTTTAGCCCACATTTACCACAGCGCAAGAAACGAGTTTGTCGAAGGGCAGGGGACTTTTCACTAAGATAATCTTGTTGAACAATGTTGCTTGCCACATATTTGGAAGTATCAAAGGCATTGATGAAGAAGTAGCGTAAGGCGTCGACTGCGTGGTCGTGGATTCCGTCCTTCTCTGGTTCTTCCGATATATCCTTCGAGAAGTAGGACTTCGCCTTGTATGAGTAGCCATAGATGGAACGGATGAGGTTTGGTGCTCCCTCCCTTACTACATACAATCTTCTCTTCTTTTTGGCATTACATATGAAAGCTCGGACTAGGGCAAGGCCTGGGGCAATGCGGGAACCTTTATTAATTACTTCATAACCACCTTCCATACGGAGGGTATCGACAGGAGATAAACCACTGGTTAATTCTTCAGCATTACCAGCAGGGTCAGTAGCAATGAACTTGACCTCGGACTTTCTTATCTTGTTGGCAACAAGCTTTCGTTCCATCATCTCTAGTATCTCGGACATTGTTTTTCGGCTTTCATATATTTCATCAAATATGACCACCTCGTCAGTAAGCCTTGAGACAGCTGCGAAGATTATACTTGTGGGGTTGGCATATCCAAAGTCAGCTCCAAGGTAAATGTCATGTTCACTAAAGTTATATTCGAAGGACTCGATAATGTTGGCTTCGTCAAAGTCGCTATACACCATCCCCGCCTTCGTAACAAACTCTGCTAAATACTCTTGCTTAAAATCCTGCTCCGATAATTCATTCATTGCGTCTTCTATATCAGAAGGGGAAATTAAAGGGTTGATAGATGTGGGCCAATGGTCAACCATCCATCCTTTTATGTCGGGACGTTTAGCGTATTCATGTTGTGTGTAAAACCAGTTGCGACCATTCGGACTTGAGATGAGCAAGGCCTTTCCTTCTCTATCCGATAGGGCAGGGCGTAGTACTTTCTTCCACACATCTTCTTGCTGAAATGCTGCTTCATCCATAACAAGGAACGTGAGGCCACGGCCACGTAGGGCATCGGGGTTGTCGGAACCCTTGAAGTATATTTGACTGTTGTTAAGGAACGTAATGCGAAGGTCTGTGTATGAGATGTTCTTGATAGCAGGTTTAATAATAGGGAGGATGTCCAGGATGAACTGCCAACCAATTTCCTTCGCGTCTCGATAGGTGGTTGCTACCCACCATCCAAGTCTGTTGGAGGAACCCAAGGCATGTGCTAGTAATTCATAGAAGGCAAGCTTCGTCTTCCCTGCCCTTCGACCTGCTACAATTAATTTAAATCTCTTCTTACTATTGTGGATAATAGATTGATAATGGAAGGGAGCATATGGAAGTTCAATATTCATATACTGCGTCCTTCCTTGTTCATTATGTTCCATTGTACCAGGGCAAGTACATAATCCTCTTGCTCTGTTCGTACCCCTTGCTTAATCATCTTCGCTCTTATTAACTTTAGCTCGTGAACAGTCTTGTTCAAATAACGTTTGTCATTTAACAAATACTTGATGAAGATTGAATCATTCATTTATCCTTCCCCTTCGACAATAGTATTTCAAGAATTCTATTTTGGATTTCTTTTATCTCTTTTAATTCTTTCTCTATTGCTCTTACTGTTCCATCTGATAATGATGTCTTTAATTTTTCATTTATTAATTCCACTTGAGTTTGTGCTTGAGATGTTTTGAGTTCTGTTAGTTGGGACGTGTGGGCTTGAACTGTGTTGGCAAGCACAGCCGCTGAGCTAATCGTTCCTAAAGAAAATAAAATGATGAACCAATATTGGGATAAAAATTTCATAATAATTATTCCTCGTCTTCTTCTTCGGGAACGGATGGAGAAATGTTGGAAAATGAAAATGATATTGAAGCAATAGAAGCTCGTTGGTCTTCAAGTTTTTCTAAATGGTCAAGAAGAATTTTGATGTGGTGGTGGGAACCAATGGCTGCGTTGGAGGCCAAAGATTTGTAAACTTCGGGGAGAAAAGTTTTTAAGCGTTTTCTTGAGGCACGGATTACAGCATCCATGAACTCCCCATCCCTTGCCCATTTCGATAAGGTCTTATAATGAACACCCACAGCCTCTGCTATTTCCTCTCTTGACATCTCCCCTTTTGCTAAAAGTTCAATTGCTAAAGCCTGTTTCGCAGTTCGCAACTTGGGAGGTTGGTTATTGTCCTTCTTATTTGGCATTTTGATTTCTCCTTATGGTCCAGTTCAAGTACGCACCGTTGGTTATGGTTTCCCTCTTAACTAAGTGGCATTTACTTACGTTTCCTTCCCCAATATTAACAGTTGGAGTGTCATTGGTGATGGATTTGAGATTAGATGTTTTGATAAAGATGATTTCTGTTTCATCCGTTCCATGGTTGGGGAGAATGAAGCAGTATGAATCGGAGGTGGTGATTGATAGGGATGATGGTTTACCTCTACATTCTATCTCTACACACACGTTCCCTGTCTCTTGAGCTAGCTTGTCTATCTTACACTCTACACGTTCCACTGTTCCATCTACCATAGCGAAGAGTAAGTCATAGTAGCTAAACATACCCTCTATAAAGAAGACATCCTTGACTAAAGGTAAGTGTTCTGTGGTGGTGGGGTTATTGACAAAAAGATAGTTAAGCACCTTGCGTTCGTGTTGAAGGTCAGTTAAGAAGTTTCCCGCCGGATTATTATTATTACGAGGCATTGGGTGTTTAATCTCCATTAGTTAATCAATATCAACTATATATAGAATATCACACTTCCTCCGCTTGTAAAGAATGGGCGCGTGCCCTTTTGAATAGAGAGCACAGAACTATTAGGAGGTATGTATAACCTATCATAACAATTATTTATGTCAAGTTTAAACACTCGAACAGTTATTATTGACAGAGGAGATTATACTTGTTATAATCAAAAACAGTTCGCAGGAACTACAGTCCCCAGGTTAGGGAGCAAGCGTAAATATATAACCAATCGTCAGAGGGTCGTATCATCGCCAATGTTGACCCGATGGAACGCTGCAAGCAAGGTAGATTGAACTTGCCCTAAGCCTCCGTCCTACTTGTGGAAAGTAGAACACTGATAAACGATTCAACTCCACCTTAATAAAAAAAACCGTTGCCGGAGAAAGGGCTTGTTGTGTTTGAAGAGGAACGAAAGAGAATTGACTATCCTGTCGGATGGAACAGCAAGTAAGATGGAACACCAAGTTAAACTCCATTCCAAGAAGCCCTCCAGGGCGCTAATCATTCCAAGTCATTCTCAAGTAGCTCAAAGAATTAGAAGTTTGACTAGGTTAGCTACTCCAAGAACATATAAATATTAGAATTTTTAAAAGTAAATAAGAAAGAATAGCTACTCGAACAAGGATTAGCTACTCGAACAGTTCAACACACGTTCCATCAATACATTCTATCAAATATATTTTAGTGAATATGATTTGGGATTAGATACTTGGAGTGTATAATAAAGAAACAATACGTTCCATCTATAGTCAATCCGTTCCATCTACTACTCCAAGAACATAAAATAGCTATCCCACCACTATTAAGAAACCCAAGAACTGTTCTTACATGGAACAGAAGAAAAGCCCAAGTACTATTCATCATCTTTAGTCAATCAAAAGTCTCGAAAGAGAGCATAACAACTTGACCAAGAACTACTAGATGAAGCGCATGAAAGGAAAGTTAAGTGTTGCGACCGATTTGGGGGGTAGGTTCAACGTTCGTCCCCCTCCCTATACCTTGACCCATCTTTAGTCAATAATCGTTCCTGGGGCATTATAGGACGTTCTCAAAGGGTACTCACTGACCGCGTACCCTTTAGCCATTATAGGGAAGGAGTTTGGATGACATCTTCGCTACTTCTTCCTTGAAAGCATCGAGTTCTTCTTTAGTAGCTGTCATATCATCTAAATGGAATTGTCGCCAGGGTGGATGGGATAGAACAAGTGGGCCGTCCGTTGATTCATCTTTAGTATTCTCTCCTACGAATTTTGCTGTCCTTGAACCTCCCTTATAAGAGAAGGGAAGGGATTTGCCAGAGGTTATACCATAGTTGATATATTGTATTAATGATACATTTGAACTATCTTGTAAATCGGAGGCTGATTTCTTCGGTGTTATTTGATTGGTTTTTGCGCCGGATTCCGAGTTTGACATTAGAAGTCCCATTGCCGTTCCAGCTATTACTGCTCCACCTATGATAGCAAGGACAGCAATTGGGTTGGCTTTAGCTTTACTTCCAAGCTTCACTCCTATCCCTAGCACATCATCAAAACTACTTTTAGCAAGTTTGGTTAAACTGTTTCTTGTTCCAAGTTGCTTTTCTATTTGTTGGGAAGCAATGTATTCATCGTGTACTGCTTGATTCTGGAAGCCAAGCAACTCAAGGTCAATGGTACTGCCAAGATTAGTAATAGGGGCTTTCTTTCGTAGAATCTCGAACTGTTCGCCAAGCATTCCACTATATTTCTTAAAATTACGGATATCTGCCTTATCTTGTGTTTGTTCCCTGAATTGATTATAAAATTCATTTTCCAATCCAGGGATTAATTCATCATAGAAGCTGTCCCTATTAGCTGACTGACCCGTCATTCCACGATTAGTTGCTGCTCGTTCCTCCTTTAGTTGACGAAGCCGAAGAAGCATTTTATCGTAGGTGGTAATTTCCACGGATTATCTCCACCCATTGAAGGGACGTTTGAATCGAGGCGAAGTAATAGTTCCAGGGTCAACTGTAGTTAACCGTATTGACGAAGGTTGGATTTGTTCGAGCATAGCAGCACCTACACTCAAGTATCTATCACTTACTCCTAGGAGCTTCGGTACGTTGTCTAGGCGTTGTTGTCCAGTATCTCCCAGTGCTGTTGAACCGATACTGACTGATGGTTCCTGAAGGCTTTTATCTCGGTTAATCTCCATAATGATATCATCTGATAATCCACGGTATAGATGACCAAGAGCAATACAAATTTCTGCTTCCTTTAGTATTCGAAGGGTGGCGTTGTACTTCTTACGAGCAATTGGGGCTTCGTATACATCGAATCGGGAAAGGTCAAGTTCTGCTGTTCTTAAATCAATGACTGCCCGTGCGCGTTTCAAGGCTTTTGATACTTGCGAGCCTGTAGCATCTGAAGTGGTTAAGTTGGCATATTCAAAAACATCTTTAATTGACGCATAGTTGGCACCATCCGTGGATGTTGACACAGCAAGAAAAGGTGCTGCCTTACTAAAGTCTCCACCATATACTTTATCGCTTTCAGGCCCTGCTTCCGAGTCCGAACTATTATAAAATTGAATCTTATACCAGGTCGTATCGTCTAAAGTATCGAATTCATATGATAATTCACCATACTCATAACTGACCGCAACATCTAAACTGTACGTTCCATTCTCGGTCGTGGCCTTGTAGATGCGGAGAGTGTCGCTGTTGACATCTTCGGGTAAAGAAAAAGTAAAGGTTCCAGATTGAGTAGCCATTGTTAAAACTCCTTAAGTTTCACTAGGTAAAATTGTTCTTGAGAATGGGTCGTTCGAAGGTCCGACAACATATGCGTTTGCTTCGTAATAAGCAATTTGATTATTTATAAAGTGGGGGATGACTTGGGAGAGTTCATATTGATTCCCGCCATATTCACAGAGCCACACGGTTCTTTTTAAATAACCAGCAAGATTCACTAAAAATTGTCTTGAAAGGTGGAAGGTCGGTGGAAGGTATAGTTTCCTTACATCCTTTTCAACCCATTGTGTAAAATCAGCAGCAGAAATTGCTGGTGTGGGGAATTGATAACTTTGTGGGTCGAGCAATACCTTCTCCGAATATTCGGTAGGGCTCCCATATGCCGACCTATCGTTCATTAAATTATCAACATCTGGTTCATACTTGAGAAAGTGTATAGAATTACCCAAACGGTTAAATGCCGAGATATACCTTGTGGTAAAGTTTCCAGTTAAACCCAATGCGTAATAATCAACATTTTCAGAAAGTCCACCAATGTTATTGAATACAACAAGAATATTATTGGCATCAGGGGTATCAATGGTATAAGTTGTAGTATCTGTTGACAAAATAGAAGAATATGCGTTATAACTTAACAGTTCTTGAGCAATGATTACAGGTTTTGTATCATCAAGTCCATCAATGTCATTGCCAACTCCAACAGAAAAAGCTATGCGAGCTAACCCTGGGTCAGATAAATCTAAAAGATGACTTGAGATGGGTTTAAAGAACTTGCCACCTGTTATATGTTGACCAGAATAATTAATAACTCCAATTTCTTTTTCATCACCTAGTGTGTAAGTTGTCCCATCAGTTGTTGACAATCTGCGAACATATGTTCTAGCAATACTCGAAGCATTGAACCGCGTGTAAGATATAAGGAACCCACCGTCCCTTCCACCAATGATATCAGGATTGGAAGTATAAACAGTTGCTACAGAATCTAAGAAAGGAGTATGTCCAGTAGTCGTAGGGATGGCTGCTGGTGTTGAAAAGTTGACTCCATTATCGATAGAGTAAGAATACATAGGTTGAACACTTACTGCTTCATCTTCATTGTCATACACCACAAGAATGGTTCCGTATCCATCATAGTCAATCAAAGGATTATGCATATAATGGTCTGCGTCCATAACTTCGATGCTAACTGCTCCACTAAAGGTTAAGGAAGATTCAGTAAATTTAGCATATCGTACAGTTTCAACATCAGCAATCGTTCGTTGATAGAGTAAATGAACTATCCCTTCCTTCGTAGCACGGGAAGCAATCATAGGCCATATCAAAGTATCACCTGCTTCACTTGCTGCCGAAACAGAAGTTGTGCGAGGAGATACTAGTTTTAACTTCATCGTGTTTGTAAGCGAGCCATAAACCAAGTATCCTTCATTATTATTACTATCAATACGAAAACAACCATCAAAGATATCCGAGCCAGAGAGAGCCACCAGGTCAGTATACGTGGGTGTGTCAGTTGCTGCTATGGTTGAAAGAACATATCTTGCCCTTCGAACCAAATAACTATCTCCTAGATTTTCCCATCCCGCATATATTACATCAAGGTTGTCATACATTTCATCAATAATCAAAGAGATGGCAGGACCATCAAAATTTGTGGTTGGTGAAGTTCGAAGGTTGGAGTAATTACAAGCTCCACGATGTACGACTTCCCAAGAGAAACCATTATCTGTTGAACGGAATAAATGAATGACTGCTGTGCCTACTGCCATAGCGACCCACAAGGTACCGTCAGGTTGAATTAGGCAAGCACGTGGCTGTGAGTACCAATCGCCTATTAAAGCTCGACTGGAGTAATTCTGGGCACGAATAGGGGTATTGGATACATAGTTGGCCATTATACTTCCTCGATATGGATAAGGAAACTTCCAGAGCAAGTGGCAGCATCCGAAGGGTTAGTGTATCGACAATAGAGATTTTGGGTGATTGAATTGGGTTGAACACCCGATACTGTCATTGAGCTTCCCCAAGTTGCTTTATTATCTAGTGAATAATCAACTTCAGTTATAATAGTACTATTAACACCAGAAGTAGTAATGTAAAAATCGGTTTCTGTAGCATTGAGATTTCCTATACGAAAAGGAGTTATAATTTCTTGTAGCCAAAGGATGGGGCCGAAGTCGAAGTCTGTTATAGCATCTCCTCCCAGAGCATCCATTCCGTTATAATCTGGGTCAACTAGTTTAAAAGTCATTATCGTTCCCCTTCAACTTGAATCTGTTGAGGTTGATTATCTTGAAGTAAAATTTGAACTCCACTGGCAGCTCCTCCACCAAGAAGAGCA